TCTTGGATGGGGGAAGGCCTACGGCGATTAAGCCCATCCAAGAATTTAGTTAGGTTTGAAAAGTGAATAATTTTTGTGCAGGGGTCATGACCTGCACTAACTCCGTGACTGAATAATTTTTGTTATGCGGAATAAAGTATGCGGTTCTCTGTAGTGGAGTGTGAATGTCCAAATGGATGTAGCAGTTTCTAACTAGAACAATCGTAGTGCGAGTAGGATAACCAGTAGTGTTCCCGAAAGTTGCAGGTATGCTGAATCCTGCCGGAGTACAAATAATTTGAATTGGGGAAGTTGTATGTGCAGTACTTCTTCTACAAACACCCCCACCACTGTGGATAAAGGAAACCATCCTTCCCCGATTCTTAAACATCCGTCCTTGTGGAAAAGTAGAGGCATTTATAGACACCTTCGGGACTGTTGGTGTGAAGATGATGTAAGATTCATTACCACTTTACACTGTGGGGCCTCGCAGTGAGGATGAACAAAAGTCGGTTAGTAGTGTTCTCTGTAAAGAGGTTCGTGGCACGAAAGCCGACTTTTTTGTTTGACTTCTTTTTAGGATATGTTATAATTAATAGCATGAATATACATTACAAAACACTTACAGAAAATCTATTAGATAAGTTTGAGGAATATCATTCTCTTCTTGAAGTTCCCATCAATGGCATAATTTGGGAAAATTTACTTTTTAATTGCCTTTCTATGCAATCTGATTCTGTCGAATGGAGTTACAAAAGCCACAAAACTGGAGAAGATATAAACTTTGAAGGGGTGGGAATTTCTTGCAAAGGTGGCAGATTACAAGGCAAAAATAAAGATAAATTGAAAATCTCATCATATAGGTCTACCAGACAAAAAACTCTTCAAGAAAAAATAGATTATTTTGAAGATAAGCATGAGGATGTTTATTTCTGCCTTTGTTATGAAGAAACAGAAACGGAACACAAATATAAACTCTATACATTTGATTCTGATATATTAGATTATAGAAATCTTAAATGGGAAGGTTGGGAAGGTAATGGAAAATTTAGAGCAAAAATTGAAAAGTCTATGAGTGACCAATTATGGTTATGGCTGCCGACAAATCTATTAAATGAACAATTTGAAATCGAAATTAAAAAAAGTATCATATATAATAATGTTGCAGTTTAACATGAAAAAGGAGAAATATTATGGAACTCAATGAAAGAATAATCCGCGGCTTAAAAGCAAAACTTCTTTACGAAAGTTGTACATGTACACCTATTGATAAATGTGAATGTGATTCTGTAATGGATGACATTCGTGTTGCAAATGAATGGATTGAACAACTTGATGGTCCAGAAGCACAGAGTTGTGATGATGGTTGATGGACAGGCAGGAAAGGGTGACCGATACCGAAAGGTAGATTCAAAGAAATATGCCGAAAATTGGGAAAGAGCATTCGGTAAAAAGAAAAAGAAAAAGAAAACTAAAAAAGGAAAGTCAAAATGAGTAAAACACAAATTGTGAGATTAACTTCTGGTGAAGAACTAATCGCAAAAATAGAAGAAACAGAAACAACTGTAACCTTAAAGAAGCCTGCAATTCTTATTCCTGCGGGAAAAGACCAAATTGCTTTTGGACAGTGGTTGCCGTACGCAGACATTGAAAATGGTATAGAAATTTCAAAGGAATATGTTGTATTTATCGTTGCACCTATGGATGAAATGTCACAGCAATATGAACAAGCATTTGGTTCTGGTTTAGTAGTTCCTCAAGCAAAGATTGAAACTCCAGGGCTTAAATTTACTGGTGCGGAGATTTAATAATGGCAAAGAAAAAATCAGGATATGACCCTTCTGTTGCTAACAGGGTAAAAATTGGTAGACCCAGAACTTCCAAGATATTTAAGAAGAAGGGTAATACACCCTCAAGAACATCTAAAAGAGGTAATGGCGCCAGAATTAGGTGATTATTGTTAAAATTTATACATACTTCTATGAAAACATTTAAAGAGTTAAAACAAGAATTAATAGAAGCGTCCAAGAAATCTTCAAAAAGGCAAGAACAAAAACATGAATCTGGATTAAGTTCTGCAATGATATCGGCACATCGTGGAGATTTAACCGATACGCAGAATAAGAAACGGCACAAAGACTTGAAGAAACTTGTTACTAAAAGTGGTCATGGACATGTGGAAATAATTGGCAGATACAAAGAACGAGATGATAAAACTGGAAAAGAACGCCAAGTAACAGAACGGTCTTTAAGAATTGATGCCAAAGGTAAAGAAAAAAAGCATCATACTGAATTAAAAAGCCTTGCAAAAGCACTCGGTAGAAGGTATAATCAAGACAGTGTTGCGGTTGTATCTAAAAAACGAGGTTCTGCGTTGCACGGTTTAAAGAAAGATGGATGGCCAAAAAAAGGTAAAAAAGTTCCAGTCGGTGATATGCATCGTGACCCGAAACAGGGTGAAGAATATGCATCATATATGGCCGCAAGACCAAAAAAAGGATTTATTTTCAAAAAATAAGGACAACTGATATGAGTAACGAAGAACGAGAAACTCCTACTGGATTTTATGGTCACTGGGCAAAACATTTAATTGAAAATGGTGCTGAAGTAGAAGATGATACCGATGAACTTGAAGAAGATTCTGTAGAGTATGATTTTGACGAATATCTGGATGAAGAAGAATAAAGAAACAGATAGAGATATGTTCGGTACGCCAAAGAACCGTTCAAAGACTTGGGATATAAAGAAAACTCGTGACGCCAAAAAAGATAGGCGAAAAATGAAAAAAGATTTAGATAATGAAACTAAAACCACTTTATAAAAATTTATATGATAAAAATAGATTAAATAATACTCCTGAAGCCATTAGAGAACGCCAAAGACAACACCGAGTAAAGTTGATTTCTGTTGCCATGATTACTCTTGAGTGTATGTTTTTCATCGCAGTTATTTATTATTTTGCAGTATATGGTGTTTGACATACTTTTTATTTTTGATATAATACATTTATGATGATTGAAACACTAGCACTTACCGTAGTTGCCAGTCTTGCAGATTGGCCAACTTATACAGACACGCAATGGATTCACACAGATGATTGGTCAGCAAGAATCAAAGTAAACTATTACGAAGAAACTAATTTATTTGAGTATGATATTCTAAATGCTTTTTGGTCAAGTACAAACATTGACTACTTTGAGTTGAATGATTTCTTTGTGGTGGATGACATTGATTTAGAACCCGCCACATTAACAACATTTGAATTCACCGTAGAGGGTGGATATGAATATGGAACAGGATTTATTTCTTCTGATAATTACGGAGAATATTTTAAAATCATTACTCCTGTTAATGTTCCGGCACCTGGCGCAATTGCACTGATGGGTATTGCAGGTATAACTGCAAAAAGGCGAAGAAGATAAATATGAATTGTTCAGATTGCGGTGATAAAATTAGTGGTGCCCGTTTATCAATATTACCAGAAACGGAATATTGTGTTGAGTGTGCATCAAAACACATACAACCTGTTATAGCAAGAATGATATACAGTCACAAGACCGCAGGTGAAGTGATTGTTGCAAAAGGTAAAGAAAATGTTAGACGGTTAAACCGAGAATATACCAGAGCAAGATAAATGAATTACTATTTAGAAAACTCTACCACCAAATTAAAATATCGATTTAATGTTGTTGAAGACCACAATACAAAATGTGTCAATATCTATAAGATAAACGATGGCGAACATTACGGTGCAGTTCAAGTAGACTTATATGATGCTAGGATTCGTTGGAATGAATTAGTTTATAATGATTCGTTTATTAGGGTAGAGAGTTGAAATTTAAAATTTACTATATAAAAGTGTCTGTAAAGAAATAGAGGTTTAATTATGAGTGATTTATATTATAATTTGGGAGAATCTGTTGTGCATCGTGGTAGCAAGAAAATGGGAAAAGTTGTCGATGCGGCCGAAAGCACAGAAGATGGAACAACGGAATCAGTAGAAATTCAATTTGAAGATGGTTCAAAAGAATGGCATTCTGTTGATTCTGTTTCTAAAATGTTATATGAAACTGACCCAACAGAATCAACCTTCTTACAAGATTAATAGCCCATATTATTTGGGTTTCTAATATTGAGGTTTCTTGGTGGGGTTGATTGTCGTTGTTGTGGGTGTTCAGCACCTTCCATGCACCAACCTTCGGGATAGTCTGCATCAGGTGGCATCCAATGTGTGTTGGGGTTATTAATACATTCTTCTCTATCATATATTAGAGATGACCTTTCCTGAAACCAACTATCAGGGCAACATCTTACATTTGAACCACTTCCCGAAGATGGACATTTTTCGCCTTTGAACCATTTGCCCATCAATCCAGTGACTGATTCGCATTGATATTTAGTCCTGTTTGGGTAGCATCTTCTTGGTCCATCTGGGTCCCCCGGATTACATGCTCCCACGCAACATGCTCCCCTCATTCTACTACTACTATCGACTTCATTTGATGTTTGAATATTTAATGAATATAATGCCCTTTGAACACTCAATGCTTGCATATAAATCTGTGTGTTGTTACCTCTGGGCAAATTTATATCCCTACTAGGTAATTTTATATTTAACGGATTCCAAGGCAACCAATCAGGCCACCAATCTGGTTCATCTGGAATTATATCACTTGGTCCACCAGGAAGATAATCAGGAGTCCAAGGCAACCAAGTAGGCCACCAATCTGGTTTATCTGGAATTATATCACTTGGTCTAGGAAGATAATCAGGAGTCCAAGGCAACCAAGTAGGCCACCAATCTGGTTTATCTGGAATTATATCGGAAGGAGTCCATCCAGGACTTATTGGACTCCATTCTGGGACTAAATCTGGTAGCCATGGCCACCAATCTGGAATCCAGTCTGGTCTTTCTCTTGGGTCAAAACTTCTTACCATTCCTTTGGGTATAGTTCCCTGTGTTGGCTCTTTGGGTTGGTTTCTATCAGAACGGAGAATTGTGATAAAGGTTTTTTCACCAAGTAAATCTTTTTCTGGTATAGGCTCTTTTACAACTATTCTTTCCCAACTTTCATCTTCATCTACTCTGTATTCTAAAACTGTAAATTCTCCAACGCCTTTAACCTCTATCCTATCGTTTTCTTGTATATTTCCAAAGACGGATGCAAAAGAATGTTCTGTAGTATTTCCCAAGAAATTAACTATTTCATAAGAAGTTTTTGTTGTGTGGATTGGGTCGGAAGTGGTCCACAACAAAGAGCCAGTCCAATATTTGGAATGATATGTGGAATAAGTGTCACTTTGTTTATTAATGCTGATAGGAGATGCAACGATTGTTTTAGTTGTTGCATCATATTTTTCAAACTTATATGTGCCACTTAAATCGTATGTTGTGTCATCCCCAGAAGATTCGTCTAAGTAAAAAGCATCAGATAAAGTTATAGTGCTTCCCTTTTTCACCGTTCTCTTGAACAGTGTTTCCATCTCTTCTATTTCGTTCCTTCCTTTTGTGTTATAATAGAACAACACCTTTGTGCTATCCTTATTAAAGATAACAGTTGGGTCAGTCATATATGCTTCTGATGTACTAATAATATCTTCTATTTCATCTACAGTACGAATTGCTATGAACATACCACTACCTATTTCACGATAGATAGATTCTTTTTTTGCCTTAGATGCTCTTCTAGAAGAATTAAATGACATGAGTTATGTGCCGATATAGTAAATGTCTGCACTCCCTGCATTACTGTCAAATCGTGCAAGTCTTACATAAACCCTATTTAGATTACTTATTTCTATGAATATAGATTCTCCAGGTTCTAACAAATATCCGGCATCCGAATTGTTTAGAAGTCCTTGATTGCCTACGAGTATATTTTCATTACCTATACACTTAACAGTTACTCCACTTTTCATTTGCATGTTGGTGTGTAATTGTTCTGTATTGGTTGTTGCTGTTTTCCTACCAGACCTTAAATCACTAGGTCTTGTAATCTCTGAAATTTTTGCTGATATTCTGCCACTGGAAAGGTCATCTCTAATGGTCGTAATATGACCAGTATCACTCTTAATGCTTGTAATCTTACTTGTTATTGGTGTGTCTAAATCTTTTCCTAAGTAATCTAGAATCTCATCATCATTGATATCTACTTGTCCTGTAACTGTAGTGCTTAATGCACTTGTTGCAGTGACTTCCAATGCACCATCATTTTCACCACGAACAATGACTGGGTCTGCTTGTGCGGATGCAGTATATCCCTGAACTCTTAGTGGGGGTTGACTTGAATTTGTTACACCCGTAGTTGCATTTACTGTTGCGTTGATTGTAAAGTTACCATTTGTTACTGCTACCTTGAGTGCATCACCAGAGAATCCGGCAGTAGTACCATCATTACTTGCACGAAGCATTGTATGAACTGCTTTACCTTCATCCCATCCATATACTTTAACTGCATCGGTAGATGGTGCTAGTTGTCTACCACCAGTCGAATTAACTGTACCCGAAACTGTAACGCTGTCAACATCTGAATTTAATCTTCTGCCACCAGTTGTTGCGATTGGAACACCAAACCCATATCCTGGAAATACTTCACCCGCAACGGATGCAGTTATTCCTGCACTTGTACCTTGTACTCCGACACCTCTTAGGGTATCGTCTGTGCCGTGCATGAAACCTCTTATGATAACATCGCCAGTAACACCAAGACGAATACCATCTACAATACCTTCCACCCCACCAGTCATTTTAATGGGTTCTGTGCCTTTTGTGTTTCCTGCAATTGCAAGATAGTGCAATGCCGCTGATGCACCAGAACCATCTTGTCCATAGTTTCTCATTGGGAAAGAACCACTGGTAGTTCCTTCTATAGTACCACCAACTGTTACTGGTCCAGTTTGTCCTGCCCATTGAATTGGCAGTGCATTTGATAGAGTTACTCGTTTACCTTCTGTGTGGTCACCCCATACTAATTTTGTTATACCTACATGGGCCTGTGTCAGTCCTGGACCACTGGTGTTCCAGTCTGTAGCCATCTCTGCTGTATTTCCAGTGATGTCAATAATTATGTTTCTATCTTTATCTGCCATTTTTAAAAATCTCCAAGATTTGACTTGATTTCTCTAAGGTTTAGTGTATATTATATATAAACAATTAGTGTACCATTATATAGTAAAAGGAGATAGAAGTGATATTTGACAAAGACATTCAGAACGATTTTGTTAAAGGTGTGGAAGATTATGTTAGGAAAAATGGCGGAACATATATTGATGCCATTCTCACCATGTGTGAGAACTTTGAAATAGAACCTCAAATAGCCGCTAAATTCCTTACTAAACCCATCATCGAAAAAGTGGCAATAGAAGGTGTAGATATTAATCTATTGAAAGAAAATACTGCAAAACTTCCAATTTAATGTTTGACTATTAGTAGGTTTGTAGTATTATATACATATAGTAATTGTGGTTGGGTAGTTCCCAATCGAGTATTAGAACATGGTAGTCCCATGAGTAGAAAAATAAGGAGCATTTTATATGTCATTTGCAGATTTTAAGAAGCGTTCTCAGTCAAGTATTAATGAATTGACTAAGAAGATTGAAGAAACAAACAAGAAAGAATCATACACCGATGACCGTTTCTGGCGTCCAGAGTTGGACAAATCCAGTAACGGTTTTGCTGTTATTAGATTCCTACCCGCACCAGACGGTGAAGACTTGCCATGGGCAAAGTATTATTCGCATGGTTTCCAAGGCAAAGGTGGATGGTTTATTGAGAATTGTCCTACAACTCTTGGTCAAAAGTGCCCTATATGCGAAGCAAACAGTGAACTCTGGAATAGTGGAATTGAAAAGGATAAGGATATTGCAAGGAGTCGTAAACGCCGTTTGCACTACACTTCAAACATTATGGTTGTAAGTGACCCTGCCAATCCTCAAAACGAAGGTAAGGTATTCCTTTACAAATATGGTAAGAAGATTTTTGATAAAATCAACGAAGCAATGAATCCAGAATTTGAAGATGAAAATGCAATTAACCCATTCGATTTCTGGAATGGTGCGAACTTCAAACTGAAGGTTCGTAAGGTTGCAGGGTTTATCAATTACGACAAGAGTGAGTTTGAATCACCATCTGCACTTTTAGATGGTAATGATGCAAATTTAGAAGTTCTTTGGAAAACCCAATATGCACTTTCTGAATTTACTGACCCTAAAAACTTCAAGTCATACACCGAATTGAAGGCAAAACGAGATGCTGTTCTTGGTGCTGATATTCGTGAAACAACTCCAGAAAAAACTTCTACTGCCGAAACAGTTAGTGATGGTGGTTCAGAAGCCGCAGAAAAAGCATTTGGTGAAAGCAGTACGGAAGAAGATACAGATGCTCTATCATATTTTGAAAAATTAGCGAACGAGTAATTTGATTTCATCTTCTATTGAAAAAGGAGTCCTTCGGGACTCCTTTTCTTTTTAGCCCATTCTTGTTCGCCATTTAGGGAATTTCAAATATGATTGGATTTCATCTATAGTTCTATTGCTATTTGCTCTTGGTGGCGGAGGCGACTTTGTATAACTTGGATTCATTCCTCTTGTCCCAGCAGATTGTTCTGCTCTTGTGGAGTAATTTCTATCCTGAGGTCTTGTCATATTGGATTTGCCACTACCTATACCGCTAGCACCTATTGAACCTTTATCTTCTGCTTCAGTGCTTATTGATTTTTCTGCAACATTTTCTTGTATTGCATTTTGTAATTCTTCATGATTTTCGTCAGTAGGCATTATTGTTAAATCTTGAGATTCTAATGCAAGTTCTTCTGTTGGAGATTTTAAACAACACGAAGAAAGTATTTCTTTTATATCAAGCATACAGTCATACATCAAATTTACAGTTCCCACAATCTCTGCTCCAAAAGGAATCTGTATAACTGTGTCGCCCGATTCTCCAAAGATAGCCGCTGCTATATTGGCCATACCACCAGTAAATTCCCTCCATGCGCTTGATGCTGTATCTCCAATTTTATCCCAAATTTGAAACCCAGTGTCTTTTAGTTCGTGCCAAACATTACTTGCGGTTTCGATTGCTTTATCAAAACCTTCTTTAACACCGTCCCAAAGGTTGCCTGCGGTTTCTTTAATTTCTTCCCAAGTGGCACTCGCACCTGCGGCGACTGCATCCCAAACTTGACCCGCTGTTTCTGTAATTTCGTCCCAGATTTCACCTCCCGTTTCTGTAACTTCGTCCCAGATTCCACTTGCGGCTTCTTTAACACCATCCCAAATTCCAACTGCGGTTTCTTTAATAACAGACCAAATTCCAACTGCGGTTCTCTCAATTGCATACCACACACCCTTTGCGGTTTCGGAGATAACATGCCATGCACCTTTTGCAATATCTGTAATTGTTCCCCACATCATACTAAACGGTTTAAGTATTCCGTCAACTATTTGGTCAATCCATCCTCTTTCCCCTCCTTCTTGTTCTTCTCTATCTACCCATTTAAACATATCTTCTAATACTTTAGTATTATCTGCAATGGTGTCTAAAGAACCAGTCATATCACCAGTATCACTAGTTAATTCTGGGAATCCACCACCAAGAGAACTTTTGCCTGTAAGAACCTCATTCAACTCAGCGTTTGAATCTGACATTCCTTCGATTGGACTTGTTATGGACGATTCCATTCCCCCGATAAAGCCTTTTTCTGTCAGACTTCCTTCTTGTTCAAGGTCAGAAGTTATTGTTTTGTCTACAATTTTTCCTTTATCTTCTTCTGCTTTATCGAAATCGTCTTCTTCTGCTTTATCCGTACTGTCTATTTTTAGATTTGATATAGTAACATCTTTAATCTCTACAGAATTTATGGTGACTTTATCAAATTTTATATCTTTTGGTTTTTGACCACCAAGCAGACCATCCCCACCCAGAGAATTTCCTATTCCCTTTCCGATACCGCCCATAAGACCACCACCGGCCATTGCACCCGCACCCATAGCAGAACCCAGTCCTCCCATTAGGCCTGTTCCCATACCCATCATTGCTAGTGGTAATAGTGGTGCTACCATATTATCTTAACTTCTTTGCCTCTCTTGCTTGATTTCTTCTTTGTAATCTTTGATTCTCTTCTTTTATCCAGTTTGTTAGTTGTGTAACATATACTTCTTTTTCCCATGGCATCATAGATTCTATTTCTGTTAAACTATAATTGTGATGTTGCATCAATTGAAAGTTTAAATTATAATATCCGTACAGGCTCAAATGGCTGAGCCCTACTTGAAAAAATCCATTAACCCCTTCAACACAATTTCCTTTTCTTTGCCTTCTTTTGTTTTTATTGTATCTTTATATTCTAGTTTTGGTGATGTTGAGAAAAATTCTACCATCTTTTCATATTGTTCTTTTGTAAAGTTGCTTACAAACTCTGATAATTCTGAAACAGAAAGCATATTTTTTCCTAATGATTCTTCTTTTGTAGAGATTTCTTCTATACAATGAACAATAAGATTAAATAATGGAATTGATTCTTCTCCATCATTTTCTGATATTTTTTCCAATATTGATATATTGGGATAATTCATTGTGACAATAATATCATCTGTTATTTTTACTTCTTTTTTGTGTTCCTTATCAAATTCAACTTTTATATCATCAATATTAATTTCAAGTGTGGCCGAGTCATCAGTTCCTGGAAAGACATAAGTGGGTGTCAACATCTCACCTATAGATTTTGAACGAAGTTGTAGGTACATATATTCAATATCAAACATTGGTAATTGTTCAACATTTTCTATATCTACACACGATTCGATTAAATCTTTAACGGCGCGCATCACCGTTAATTGGTCTGAAGATTCTTTTGCCATTAAAAGAATCTTTTCTTCCTTTACAAGAAATGGTCGGAACAACTTCTTTTCTCCGTTTGATGGTAAAGTCAATTCATATTTTGGGGTTGCTTCTTTAAGCATTTCTACTATACTCATAATTTTAATTCCTTTTTAATAAACTCATAAAAAATTGTTAGGCAAATCCGATGCCTTGTACGACTTGTCCTGGTTGTGTTGGTGTGGTAGGCGTTGCGCCTCCCGCATTTCCAGTTTGGTGATACTCATACATGTAATATTTAATCATAACTTGAACTTTTGTTGTTTCATTCACCATTGCATATCCCATGTTCACAGGCACTAAACTGAGAGGATATGCACCAAAAACATCATATTTGGCAATTTCTGTATCATTCAATGATAGTTGGCTTATTGTTAAATTTGCTACCTGAGTATCTAAATTAGATGGAAATGCCGAACCACCGCTTGTCTGGGTCATATTACCTTCCCAAAACATTCTCATATTTCCCTTTGCATCTTCGGGAAATGTTAGAACAATATTATCATTGAAGTTTTCTCTGTATGGGTATTGTATTACGGGTCCAAACAGAGAATGTGTATATGTGCTGACTGTTTTGGATGGAAGGGTTACTGTTTCTGGAAATAGTGTTTTGTCATCATATGTAACAGCATATCTGGTTGCTCTAGCAAATCCATTCTTAAACATACTTCTAAATCCAGAAATACTCTTCTTCATTGTTGAATATCCTTTGATTGTATTTTTATTGTTTCCATATAGGTATTTATACGAGAATATCGTCTTCTGTTAGAATTATAAAGTCCCAATCTCTACTTTTGCAAAATTTATTAGCGGCATTCCATTTTGCTTCGTTTATTGTATATGTGACACACTCATTTATATAATTTTTTGTCTTTCTTTTTGGTTTTTTTGGTGGTTGTGTTTGTTTCTTTGGTTTTACTTCAATAATTACGGTTTTATTTGTTCCGTCTTTGTTTTTCATTTTTGCAATAAAATCTGGATAATATTTGTGGGGTTTTCTGTCCACAGGAGAATAATAAGGTATGGTTAATTCCTCACTCCCCCATTTTAGCACATTTACATTTTCATCTAGGTATTTGCATACCCTTCTTTCCCATAAAGACCTACAAATGATGTTTGATGGATTTCCAATATATTTATCTTTGTTGTTTATTTTATACTTTGTTTTGTATGCCATATATATTTTATTACCTTTTGCTAATATATATTAAGAAGATAAAAACAATAGAGGAAAAAACTTCATGACTACAGCAAAGTGGCCAATGTCACAACACAGCCAACCGGGAGAGGTTGGGGGCTTTTTAAACTTTTATGCTCAACCGTTTGAGTTGTATGTAGATAATAGGTCTG